TATTTTCTTTATAGATCTTATTCCATCTAGAACTAAATTGTGGATTACACATCACACAATTCATATTACAAATATTATCGAATCCAACTTCTAAAGATTGAATGGTATTACCAGTTGGGACAATAAATTTATTCATCCCATCGATTACACATTTTCTACCAAATGAAGTATCACGATGGCAAGCTTGACATCCTCTTGGCCATGATTCAGTCGGTGTATGAATAACACTTTGGAAATGATCTAAGATTTGCTCAAAGTTTTCAAAGTCATCAACAATAGGTGAATAATCCTCCCAGCGACAACATGGCTTAGATGTGCCATTCGGCTTAATAGTAACATAACCATGTTTAGCAGAACAATCAAACATTCTGCCCGGAATAGGAGGAAAGTTCATACGTTGATCTTTGAGTTTCTACCGGCGCCTTTATGGATTCTTTTTAAGTGATCTTGCCACTCATGGCCAGCCTTAGCAATAGTACTACCATGTTGTGAGATAAATCCAGGAGTACCAAGTACTTGTCTTAAATGAGGATTTGCTTCTTTATAAGCATCTAGCTCAGCAATCCTCATAATTTCTTCAGTGATTTCACCTGTCTCTTTATTTTCGAACTGATATGTTGGCACTTCGAATTTCTTCCTTTACATCATTGACACGTCGTGACATCCAACTAATTGCTGTATTGATATGACCAGTGTCATGTGGTTTTAATTGAGATTTTGCAAACTCAATTTCTTTATATAGGACTTCTAAATAATCTAACTTATCCATTTCTCACCTCAAACCATTCAGGTACTTCACGTTTAGTCCAGGTCATCTTAAACCGATCTTGTTTTGTTTGATAAAACGCACGATAAGATTTAACTGGATCTCCATAAAAGAAACATTCAGGATTTGAACCCATTGCCAATTTGAAGTCTGTCATAGGTCCTTCAGGAATATTTCTAGGAAGATCCATAAGATGTCCAATTAGCTCAGTCGTCTTATGAGTCTTTCCATATCTATATGTATATTCATCGCATAGAGTTACAAAGTGAACAAGATGCCAGCCATAGTTGGTGCTGGATTCCATTGTCCATTGAGTACATGGATGACCTACATGGACTGCTTTATAAAGCAGTTCTTCTTTAGCTCCTGTTAGCCTCCAGTATTTTTGCATTGTTTTTCCAGACTTTGATGGTTTCAATAGTTCAATACCATCAAGAACACGATGAGCAGTAGATAACATTTGTCCTGATTCAACAATCATTTTGACAACATGTTTATCGCATTGCAATCGTGCCGCTTTTTCTGGATCTTTATCGAGAATAAAAAGATTCATAATATAAAAAACCCTTGGACGTTAATGATACCTATATTATACCACACATCCAAGGGTTTGTAAATAGCTTTATGCAGCCCCCTCTGCTATTTTTTTATTGATGAAGTCTAATTTTTCCATGACTTTTTGAAATCGATCGTACATCCCTCGTTTTTTCAAAGTTTTAGCGTAATGTTCAGTTTGTATAGAGTCTTGTTTGAGTCTCTCTAGCTGAATAGCTGTCATGTATTACTCTCCGATTATTTTTTGTCTTGCAAAAGGTTCGGAAACGCCTCCTCTACTATATTCCTTGTAATGTATTTGGGGGTTTCCTTATTGATCATAGATATAACGAGAAGAGCATCTTCAGGATCGATGCTTTCTATCAAACTAATAAAGATACTTTCGCGCTTGACTGCAGGCAATTTATCTCCTGGACCGCCTTTGACGAAGTATCTTAAATCTACGTTTTTTCTAAGAAAAGTTGATGGTGCGTTATGTGGTTCGCACGGTTGATATGGAGGTTTACCTGCTGGCAAATTCCATTGAATAGTATCGTCGAACGTCCCTCTTAGATAATCACACAAAGCGGCCGTATCGTATTCGCGCAGAACTTTAATTTTATCTGCTTTTGACTTTTGTTTTTGCACTTCAGAAATTACTTCGTGCACTAATCTTGGTTTTGGCATTCACACCCTCACAATAATATTTATATCTTCAAATGTCTTGAGTGTATTTTACATCCAATAAATTCATTATAATATTCATCAGACAAAAGTACATCAAATTCAAACTGAAGCTTAGCTTCATAATAAGACATCTCACCTTTTGTTTTACACAATCTAAGAATTTCTCTTTTGAATTGTGCTCCAGACTCTTTTAACTGTTGGACCTTTTCAGAAGATCCATAGTAATCCCGCCAATCAGAATCAACACGTGTTCTTACTCTGCGCTTTCGAGTTTTAGTTACTGGTAATACCTTGGGCTTCCAGAAGTTTTTCTTACCAATGTATTTTTTTCCTGTATCCAATTCTGTGATGCAGTAAACAAATCCTTGATATTCCTCAGGCGTCTCATTAAATTCTTCATTTTCGTATATCCACATATAGTTATGTATATCATAACTTAATGAAATAATTTACAGTGTTTTGACAATCTTCTTTATGGAATACATCGATCTTATCACCGGCCCAATCAACATAATTAGCCCATTCTGCATATGAGCTTCTAACAACTGAGACAATAACGTTGTCGGCGTATTTTTTACAAGAGGTAATAAAGTTATGAACTTTTTGATAATCGGTTTCAAATTCAAATGGGACATATCTTAAAAACATAATATAGTCATACCGTTTGAATTCTTTTTGATGCAATACTAATTCATCTCCAAATAAACCACAACCAAAATTTAATGGAGTTTTAATAAATTCTCTAAAATAATCAAAGACAATAAATGTTTCTTTAATATCAGTACATTCAATATTAAAACCAGCTTCACGAGCCTGGTATTCTAAAAAGTTAATACCAGACCCGACATTCAAATACGTCTTATCTTTTTCCAAGAATGTAATAAAGTCTTGATTGTAGCTAATGATATTTTTTAGTGCAACAGCATTACAATATTGAACTCCTGGAATAACTTCATCAGGGAGAACATCTTGAAAGTTCTCCCCAATATTTCCATTCAATCTATTTGTAAACAGCTTTTGTAATATACCAATCAAATATTGCGAATAAGTTATCGATAACTCATTCAAATCATATTCACCTAATTTCATTTAGCATCCGTCTGGACTTATTACGTCGTCATCTAAATCATCAAAGTTTATTGGTTCACGTAAAGCTTCTGCGTCCGCTCTGCGTCCACAGTTGGGACAATATTGCGGTTCAGTATCCATTTGAAGAATAGATGGTTCTTCGCATTCTTCGCATTCGATCCTGTATTCCATTTAAGCCGCCTCCGTTGTATCTTCCCAGCCCCAGTCACCTTCCATACCAACAACAGAATATTCGGTTACTCGCTTCTCAAAGAAGTTATCATGTGAAGCACCATTTAATACCCAGTCTAACCAAGGCAAAGGATTATCTTTTTGGTTGAATTTTGGTTTAAGTCCTAATTGTAAAAGACGACGATCTGCAATATGTCTAATATAAGTCTTTACTTCGTCTTTTGACAATCCTTGGATATCATGATCTTTATAAGCAAGATCAATAAACGTATCTTCTAATTTAACTGCAGTCTTTGCCATCTTATAGATTTTAGACTTCAGTTCATCATTTACAATTCGTGGATGTTCATCACAGAATGTTCTAAATAGTTTTGCGTTTCCTTGAACATGCATAGACTCATCGCGAATAGACCATTCAACAATAGTACCCATGCCTTTCATTTTACCAAAACGCTGGAAGTTTAGCAACATAACGAATGATGCAAAGAGTGACATTCCTTCATTGAACACCGATTGGGCCAAAGCGAGGGCGAGACCGGTATGGGAACTAGTGTCACCATTAGACATGAAATCAATCTTATCAGCCATTGCTTTATACTCAAGAAATGCATGGTATTCCTCATCAGGTAGTCCAAGTGTATCATTCAATAATGCATATGCTCTTTGGTGTACACCTTCACGTGTAGCAAAAGAAGATAGCATATTACGAATTTCATTATTCTTAAATTTAGGGATCAACAGTTCAAAATAGTTTTCCCCTACTTGAACATCAGATTGAGTAAATAGTCTAAGAACCTGAGTGATAAATTCTTTTTCACCAGCTGATAATTTGGTACGCCAATCCTGGACGTCTTCAGATAGTTCTGCTTCATCTTCAATCCAATGAATTTCTTCGTGTTTCTTTGTCAGTTCAACTGCCCAAGGATAAAGAAATGGTTTATATGTTTTTGAAATTTCTAATAGTGCCATGTTACCCCTCACAAGCTCGGCATTCGTTTCCTTCTTCAATCGTCATTGGCTGGTCAAGAAAAGCCATTAACTCATCATAACCACCAACATACTGCCCACTCACATAAATTTGCGGCACAGTTTTTACTTTACGTCCAGTTACTTCTGCAGCTGTTTTACCAATCTGCTCAAGGTCAATCCAATCATACGGGATACCACGTAAACTTAATTCTTCTTTAGCTTTTGCGCAATATGGACAATCTATTTTTCCGTATACGATTGTCCTGCTATCGTCTTGGAGTGCAACCCTCTCAACCTTTTCCGATACAGTCTCAGCTCGAGATTTAGCTTCCGTACGAAGATAATATAGTCCCTTAAGGCCTTCCTTCCATGCTTTGATGTGTACCTTATTAACGTAAGATTTTTCTGCACCGGCTGGGAAGAACACATTAACCGATTGGCCTTGGCAGATAAACGGCTGTCGATCTGCAGCATGTTGTATGACCCAAGTTTGATCAAGTTCTTGCGCAGTCTTAAATATCGCTTTTTCGCCTTCGGTGAGCTCGGGCAAGTGCTGAACTGATCCTTTATTAGTAATAATCGATGACCAGATAGCTTCATTATTCATACCATATTTGTCTAATATTGGTTCTAAATATTTATTTTTAACTAGAAAAGATCCAGCCCTCGTGCGATGGGTATATGCGTTTGCTTTAGATGGTTCAATTGAGGGACTAGTCGACAATATAATACCGCTTGAAGCGTTTGGAGCAATAGCCATAAGATGAGCATTCCTCCGGCCTGTACCAATTCCATCTGGATATTCTCCACGTTCTACAGCCAGTCGTTCCGTTTGTCCAATCGCTCTTTCTTGGATAGTGGAAAAAACGACACGATTGATTTCTTGAGCCTTTTCACTTTCCCACGCAACCCCGTGTCGCTGGAGTAGTGAGTGGAAGCCCATCGCTCCCAGACCAATTGATCTTTCCTGCTTTGCTGAATACTTTGCACGCGAGATTTCGTCAGGCGCATTTTCGATAAAGTATTCAAGTACGTTGTCCAGCATAGTGACGAGATCTTCGACAATAGTGGTATTCTTCCACTCGTCGTAATACTCGAGATTGAGAGATGAAAGGCAACAAACCGCAGTACGGTCAGGGCCGGTAGGTAAATGAATTTCATTACAAAGATTCGAACCATAAATTTTTAATCCTTTTTGTTTTAGAGCTTCCGGTAAGTATTTATTAGCGGTATCAATAAAATTAAGATATGGCTCACCAGTTCTGAAACGTACCTCAAGGATTCGTTCCCAGAGTTTACGTGCATCAACTTCCTCGGTAACAAGAGCAGATGCAGGATCACGTAGAGGAAACGTTTCATTTTTAATCACTGCATTCATAAAATCATCAGTAATGTTAATTGCATTGTGTAAATTTAATGCCTTACGTTGTACATCTCCAGTAGGAATCCTCATATTAAGGAATTCAATAATATCTGGATGTGAAATATCCATATAGGCAGCATATGAACCTTTTCTTGTCTTACCTTGACGGTAAGCAATCATGTCAGCATCGACAGTATGGAGGAAAGGGATAGGACCTGGAGCTTTATCGGACACTGTACGCACATCAGACCAATGTCCGCCAACGCCCCCACCGAGAACAGAAAGCCAACGAAGCTCAGAAGAATGACTAATGAGCCCGTCGAGAGTATCTGGGACATAAGTAAGGAAGCACGAGATTGGAAGCCCTTTGTCGTTTGCCACTCCATTCGGAGCGTTTGATAAGACCGGGGAAGCAAACATAAACCACTTATTACTAACATAATCGTAAATACGTCCAGCGAGCTCAGCATCCATTTCTCCTTGATATGTTGACCATGCCTCAGAAGCACGGGCAAAAGCTTCTTGTGGAGACTTTTCATGCGAACGCATATAGAAATCTTTAAGCATTCCTATAGCATAATCTGTTAATAAGTCGTCTTTGCTTTTTTGAATTTTAATTGTTGTCATTAGCCCTGCCTTCGAATAAAAATATATTATACAACAAAAATTGCTGTTTGTACACTACTTAATTTATTATTTTTCTTGAGCAGGTTGCTCTGGCGTTACAGCCTTTTCGTAGTAAACAATAATTTCAGTTTGTTGGTTTAAGTATCTACGAATATCAGCTATATTCAAAGCCAAGTTTTCATAGTCTTTCATACTTAACGCAACAAAAGCCAATTCACCATAAGCCTCGGTGAATTCTTTTACGAATTGCTCGTAATTATCTTTAGTGACTACAAATATTCGTGTGTCACTGAGCTGGAGTGGCTTCGGTCGAGCTATTGTTGGTACCGTTGTTTTCTCCACCTTGGTTACTACTTTGATCTCCGGTTCCGGACTTGGGAACAGGCTGCAACCAGGAAGGAGGAGAAAAATCATTGGTATTACCAGACTCTTCCATGATACCACGCCATAATTTTGCTGAAGCGCCATTCATCTTTCCTTCTAAAACCTTTGAGTCTCTTAAAGCTTCTACAACAAGATTTAATTTACTCAATTTTGTTCTAAGCTCATCGCCATAAGCTTCTGCCTTTTGTAAAGCAACTGAAAGTTGTTTATTCAATTCAGAAAACTTAGCCATATCTTCTTGTAAAGCATTGATTGACGCTTCACTTGTTTCTAATGCTACCTCAAGCTTTGCATTATTTTGTTGCAAGGTTTGTATACGCTGTTGAGTATCTTTATAGTACCAGAAAGCACCGGCGCCAACAGAGCCCAACACCGCTAACACGATGAGGATTAAATATAGTCTAACCATCTGAATCTTGAATGTATTTTCTAAAGCGCTTCAAAAGGACTGGTACTTTGTCTTTACGACGACGCTTATCAGTTACGTCAATCGTTTTGACACGAGGGCCCATTGCGGTATCGGCGGGATTTGGGATATTAGCTGTTGTAGTATCTTCTTTCATCTATAAATCTCGCTCGATGTGATGTAGACTTTTTGATTAGTCTTAATATGAGTTGCCTCATATATACTTATACCAAAAATATTTCCAATTGGATAAGAATTATCATGAATTCTTATTTGATCTTTTGGTAAAACTAAAGTGTCAAAAGTAGAATTAACTATTTTTTCTTCCTTGATTCTATATATACCAGGAGATAATTGAAGGTCTGGTAAGATAAACCATTCTGATTGTTCAGCTAAAATATCTGTTATATCGACTCCGTGTTCTGACAAGATTTTAGCCAGCTTATCGTCAGTAATTCCATATTGTTCTTTAACGAGATACAGAGCAGCGGCAAAGGATCCGAGTTTCGAAGACCCTCCCGGAAGTTTTGAGAGCAACCGTTTAATATTAGCACAAAGACGAATAAAAGGAGTATATGCAGATTTTTTCTCATCGTTATCTACTTTTACCGATTTAATTCTTTTGCCATCTTCGTCGATTAACCCAACCTTAAACGCGTCCCAATTTTTCCAATCGGTAACTAACATTTTTACAAATCTAAAAGCGTAAGCTAAATCTGCTGCGCGTTTAATAATTCCCATCAAATCTTCCTTAAAACATTTACCACATATTGATCCATTGAGATTCCAACATATTGATCATCTTTTATATATCTCAAATAAACTAAAAATGGTTTTATAACTGGCCAATGTTTATCAGCTAATTTTAGCTCCAAAATGGACAAAGCGGCTGGTATAGAGAAGGAATTACAAACAACAATCAAGTGATTGAGTATTAACCTTTCTGCCAGCTCGCCTTGGTCTAAATAACGATTTAATAGTCTTTTGATATACTTAAATCTTTTCAAATCCTCATGAAATTCTTCAATATCTGAGAACTGTGGTTTATAATAATTTTTGGCTGCGAAGAGAAATAAATTTTCTTCTGTTAATTCATTAAATACCATCATGTAATTATCTATAACAGATATTTACTTCTTCTTGCCAAATCGTGTTGCTAAAGATCTGCGTTTTACAACTGGCGCTGGTTCTTCAACAACGCTGTCTTCTTCAATATCTTCAACCGAAGCCTCATCGCTTTCTTCGTCTTGTGTAGGCTCCACAACTTCAATAACTTTTTCCACTGGCGGTGCAGCTTTGACTGGAGCCGGTTTTCCTTTTCCATTCCACTCATCAATTTGTTCCTGAGTCATTTTTTGAGCTTTGAGAAGCTCTCCCTTTGGAGATACCCAACCCTTTAATGTAGGGATTGCGCCTTTAGGACCTTTAATAGCCATATCTGTTTCCTTTACTTATTTGCTGTATAAGCTTTTTGTGCGTCTCAATCGCCGGCTTTTTCTTCTACCTTTGGTGCATACATAGAAGCATATGCTTCTTTTACTTTATTGATGATATTCTTATCACCAATTTTTGAATCAGCTGTTCTAGCAGGAGCTTGTTTAGTAGCATTAGCTGCTTTCTTAACGTCATCAACAGGACCTTTATTAGCGTCTAAGCTATCAGTAGGTTCTCCACCATCGTGATCTTTACGCATCTTTTTAGCTAATGGAGAATCTTTCTCATCGTGCTTTTCGCCTTCAGCGCCAGCTTGATGAGTTGATTGCTTTTCAGGATGCTTAACTTCAAAGATAGACATCAATCTTTCACGAATTGAAAGCTTTACGCTTTCAGTTGTAGCTGATTTTTTATCTTCTTTCTTAGGATTCATAACTGCTGTCTCCTCGCCATTATTCTTCTTAGGCTCATCTTCTTTTGAACCTTTTGATGAAATAGCTTTACGGCGCTTGAGAAGATACTTGTCATCGTCCCCACCGTGTTTACCATCGTTATTTACGTCGCCGTCTTCTTGCCCAACGGCATCTAGTTTTTTAGCTTCGTCTAATGACATTGCACTTTCCCTTTTCTAAAAAATATTAAACCATTGTTCGGCAATATAACCGGCGACAGTTAATACTAAACCATATGCTATTTTATTTATAATAGCTACAGTTCTATTGTTTTGTTCTACCTTACGTTCTATGCATTCTAATTTAGTTTGAATTGCATTGATACGCGTGTACATGTTTTCATGATCCTGTTGCAACGTCACAATACGCTCTTCAGCCCGAGCCAAAGAAATCATTGCTTCAGTTAGCTTGTCAAGTTTTTGCTCGATTCGATCGAGTCTTTGCGTGTTGTTTTCAGTTGCCATCAAGAACCCCATTTGATTAAATTTAGACTATATTATCTACCTTGACCTCGGTATTTTTTATAGCTTCTTCTTTTATGTTTATTCATTCCCTGCTTCGTAATTGAAGAAGGTGTTCCACCAATGCTAGTCTTCTTAAAAATCGGCTCATGAATTGGTTTATTCAAAAGCTTCAATTGTGCTTTAGCCATTCTTTATTATCCTAATAACTAAATTGTTGTAACCTTTTAATAATCTATGAAATTCACCTTCAGGTATTTCAAATTTCATATTTTCTTTTAGTAGAAAAGGCAGACAATTTTGAAATTGTAATTGCCAACCTTCACCTTCTAAAACTTCTATTATTCGATCTTCTTTATCTCTATGCCAAACATAATCTTCGCTTGGTTTAGTTACATCAAAAGTTCGAATATTCCCATCATCTATATATGGTTTACCAGAAATAGTTTCCGCCACCACTTAATCCCAACTGCTTTGCATAACGAGGAAGTCTACATGCCCAGTAACCTGGAGATGTTTTATCAGTCTTATTTGCGCAATCATGTCTTGCAGCAAATGAAGCTCTAGCTTCAGGATCGTTAATTTTTGAAGTAAGACCACCTTTGGCATCTCCAAAATTCACTTTAATGACGTTACCTTTTTCATTCTTTACATAGACAACATATTTCTTTGGACCACTTGATCTTTTTGGAGAGTTCAATTCAGGACCCTCTGATGCTTCAAGCATTGGTGTTTCCAAAGGAACATGCTTTCCTTCATATAATCCAAATACAAAATCTCTAAACTTATCCACTAGAATTTTCCTAAACTTAAATCGAGTTTCCGCTCATACTCATATATCTTAATTTTGATCTTTTTTGCCAGAGCATCATCACCTTTATTGGTGGCAACAACTAATTGGCGATAAAACATAACTAATTGCAGTAAGTCAGGATTTTTAGAACTTGCTTCATTTAAGTGTTTTTTGAATCTATCCAAACTCATGACCGGCAACCCTTTTCATTTGTTTATTGAACTCAGCTTGTGATGGCTTTTCTTTATACAACTTAATAGAAATTTCAGGACGATCTTTCCCTTTAATTCTCCAATTGTATCCCTTATCTTTATGTTCTGGTCTTGAAGTCTTTACAACTCTACGCTTATAACCAGCTTCCCAAGTTTCAGATCCTTCTTCAACTTCACCAGGAGTTTGTTTCTTGGCTTTTTTAGTTGATTCAGGTGTACCCCACTCTGGCTGGTTCGATTCTAAAGCAAGATGCTTTGGCATCTCACCTTTTTTAACCATATCATTCAACTTATCTATTAGTTGATTACCATCACGTGGAGAGAGACCTAGCATTTTGATAACTTGTTGTACGCCGGCTCGACCTTGATCTGGATTATCACGTCTCCAGTTCAAGTAAGCGCGTACCATCTTTTTCATCTTTGGCGCCATAACTAATTTATGCAACCAAGATGGCATCATGACGCCTTCTCTGATCTCTCTAAAACGTTTCATTTAGTCAGTCTCTCTCAATGTCTTTATTGCTGTTGCAATAGACCTCAACGCTTGATTGATTCGTTTTTGTTTTTCAGGAGAATCGGCAAATGTTTCCTTGGCAACACCAATCAATTTTGCTGCTTCACCTAATTTTTCTTTTGCTGCTGCTACTGACATTTAATAATTCCTCTACACAATATTAGCATCTACTAATTCTTCTGTTGATTTAACTTCAGTATCCCATTGCTCAAAAAGTTTTTCTTGTTCAAGAGTAACTTCTTGTGGGATATAATATTCTTCTAATTCTGGAAATACATCAAATAAATGTGATTCCCATTTAGTTCCTTCATAGTATTTATCACCCTTTAATAAGTATGAAAACACGTCTTGTATATTAAAGGCCGGGTGTGCTGGTCTACGTAATGCAGCCTGAATATCTGGCCAATCTTTGTACTTAGGTATCAATTCCTGTTTCAATTTTTCAGGCAAATTATTTGTTCTAAACGCAAATGGTTTTTCACAAAACGCCCAATTCAATTGATCAATAACAGGATTTTCTTTACACCAATCAATCACTTCATAAAATCTTAATACACTTAAAAAAGAAACTAATCCATTGAAGTCAACATCAATATTATCATACTTATTGCATTCATTGATGTTAGCTACAATTTCATCCCAATTACTTCTTCTTCTCATATATTCAATTGTTTTTCCAATCCCATCGACTGAAGCAACAACTGCTACTCTTTTAAAGTGTGGCAAATAATCAAATATCTTATGCTTGCCATGTTTAGTCTTAGTCAAGTTTGTTTGATATTTCAAAACAATATTCTTAGCTTCACCAATGTCAATTAACATCTGTAAAACTTCATATTGCTTTTTCATAACAAATGGTTCACCACCAATAATCTTAATACTTCTTACAAAAGGTGCTAATTCTTCTACTTGTTCTACAATACCTTTTGTTCTGTCCTTAAATACATGTTCAATCTTATTTTCCCATGCACTTGTTTGTGGACCAAAAATCTTATTTTCCCAAACCCCATCTTTTGCAACTCTATAACGAGTTGTTGAATTATAATGGGCACACATAAAACAATCTAAGTTACATTCAGATCCAAATACTTTTAATTGAATCTCACAAATTCTTTCTTTGAAGGACCATTGCCCAGTATGCTTAAATCTCATTGCTGATGCTTCAATGCCTTTTGCAAATTCTGCATCATTTGTATGGATTTTCAAACAATTAGTTCTTCTTGATCTACCATACTTTTGTTCATCTGTCCAGCAACGAGAACATGTACTTTTTACATGTTTCAAATCAGATCCTGGTGTTAACATTTCAGTTCTAATTTGATTCATATAATCGCTTTTTGTCATCCAATCATATAATGAAACGTCTTCAACGTCTACATTACTTTCAGCGCCAAAACAACATGCTTTATATTTACCACCTTGCTCAGAATAAATTTGAGTAAATGGGATAGAACAAAAATAAATTTCTTTATCTTTTGCTTGCTGAATCAAAGTTGTTTTTTGATCTTCAGCAACTCCTTTCCACCATTCCTCAGTATTTACATTGCCAGGTTCAGAGCGATCACCTGGACCACCCTTAGTCAAATATTCTGGTAGATCAGACATTATATTACTTACTATATCCTTTTACTTTATCTCTACGAAACATACGGTCCATAGCTCTATTTGATCCTACAACACGGTTGTGAGTTTTTCTCATAGAATCTTTTGTGTGTCCTACATCTGAAGCTGGTTTAGTAGCACCAGGCGCAGTTGCTTTTTTATGATAACTTTTAGCAAGATCAGCTGAAATTTCATTTACGACAGATTCATTTTTCTTTTTGTCGTCTTCCTCATCTTCATCTTCGTCATCATCGTCGTCATCGTCATCTTCTTCTTCATCATGGTCACCCATAGCAGAATGAAGAGATTCCATTTCAGCGTGTACTTTAGTTAATTTATTTTGCATCCACTCAGGAAAATCACCACCTTTTTCAATATGCTCTTCAAGCTCATCAGCGGCATAGATAATAAAGTCTAGCTGCCGTTCTGCCATTGAAGCTTCATCTTTAGAAGCTGGTTCTTTTTCTTCTCTTATTTGAAAAAATGATTTCATTTCCGTTTTTCCTTTGATAACATTGCAGCTAACTTACCTAACTTATCTTTATCAGAAGAGGAGATAGCATCTTTCTTTTTCTTATCAGCAATTGCTTGTATAGATTTACCATAAGCGGCTGTTGACTCAGAAGTTTGCAAATCATCGTCACCAAAGTCGCCTAAAGCAAGATCACGATAGCGCTTCTTAACTTCTGCACGAGTCATTCGCTCTACGTCAGTAATCATTGAAGGTTGCTTAACAATTTTACGTACTGCGCTCTTAATATGTCCAACAGATCTACCAACCATAATCAAATCAGGAAGATTTGAAATACTTACTTTGAAGAACATGCCACCAGCATTGCCTTCATTTTCATCTAAGGTTTCTTCATTACAGGACTTCTGGGCGTGTAGGGGTTTTTTCTTTTGCTTATCAGCAAGAGATTGCGCAGCTTTTTTAGCAAGATGCTTAGCAACATTTGATGGTTTAATAGTATTACCAAATCTATCCTTACGTACCTCACCTGGTTTTACTTTTCTATATGGTGGGTCAAAAGGAGGATTAGCACCTTCCATCAATTTATTTTGCTTAAGAATTTCGTAAACTTTATCGCGTGGATCGGTATCCATACTTTGTAATTTGCGATTTAGTTGTGCTAAGATTTGACCAGCTTGAAGAATATTGATGCGGCCAATCTGTCCTAGCATTTTAGCAATGTCCATAAACTGGCGTTTATCAATGCCACCATGCTTTTGAGCGTATTGTGCTAAATCGCGTTCTGCGGCTTGGAATTTATCTGTATCAATACCTTCATGCATATATTGTTCTGTCTTTGGCTTCAATGCAGCACGAGCTGATGGATTACCCATATTGCCTTTAGCATGATCTGGACCGAATCCTTTCAACTTGACTTTCTTCTGTAAATCACTATATCTAGAACCAGATTGAGCACGACGATGAGCAGCAGTCTGTGGAGCACCAACATTTTCTTCTACATCTTCAGCCTTCTTGCGCATTGGAAGAGCAGTTGACTTTAGTTTACCGTCTCTGTCACGATCTCTCTTTTCTTTGTCTTGACGAGCTTTTTGCAATGGTGACATTAAGCGTTGAGCTTGAGTACCATAAGTAGCTTCTTCTAGTTTAGATTCTTTCTTTGCCGCCATAAAAGCAGCAATAGCCATATCCCGGCGTTCTTTTTCGTCTTTGCCTTTGAATTGAGGTGCATCAGACTTTTTAAAGTCTGAGATCCATGCTCCCATTCCGTCTGATACTTTTAATGGCATTCTAGTCTCCTAAGTTAATTAAATAAGGCATAATATTTTTTTGCCCGTATTCTATATATTGATCCCTAGACATTCTATTTAGTTTAGCTTGTATATCTAAGGTTTCTCTTAGAATAACTTTGCCGTCAGTATTGATTGCCATTATTCTCCACTGGGGTGCAGAAACTTTTTTCCCCGTATTAAAATTAACAGCATTCATCAATGTTTCATCACTAAATCTAATATCTTGTCTTCCTAATTTATTTTTACCAAAATCATAGTCATAGTGAGAAACAAAATTTCTAATATCTGGTTTATGGTTCTTATATCCAGCAGCAGATTTATCAGTAAAAGTTAATCTTCCATCTAATACCATATTGATAAAGTGCTGTTCAATATTTTGACAATCATAAAATGGATGAATATTATCAATATTTACTTTATCTTTTTTAGTCATTAAAAACCATCTAAAAGTTCTATGTGATCTTGAAAACCTATTACGAATTCTCCAAAATCTTTTTGCATTACAATTTTTTTCATTTAATCTACCATGAATATTCGTATTATATAATTGATCTGCACAACATGCAGTTGTAACGCAATATTTGTCTGGGTCAGCAACTGAAAATAAATTATTGTCGACATGAATATTATATTGTATCCCGTCTCCTTTAATATATTTTTCAAACATTTGAGGCGATTCTGCAATTGCATCTGGAGTTGTTTGTACCATTATTTGGTCTGGACAAACTTCTTTAAGAGCAAATAAAGCAGCGGTAGAATCTAATCCTCCAGACCAAAATAATTGAATATATTGATCCTTTCCTTTTAGTTCTAAAGCCCTATCAATCATTAACTCATTGAAAGATTTTATTTCTTTATATTCCATATTTGGAATTTTTGTATGAGCCTTTGTCTTAAATACGAAGTTATATTTTTCTTCTCTATCTATGACTTGTGGTTGATTGCCTCTTAACCCAATTCTATTTTTTAGATTTGTTTCTTTCCTTTTTTGTGTTTCCCAATTTTCAATTTGTTCTTTTGTGTATATACCAGAATTCTTTATAAATCTATCTGCTGCATGTACAAATGGTGGTGCATAATATATAATTTCAGTCATCTTAAATCTTTGTCTGCAGTATGATAGGTCTTACCTTTAGTTATAAATGAATTAACTCGAGCCATTCCCCATTGCTGTGGAGTTGTTCCAGGTCTATGTCCCGATTTCCAAGCAGCCATTCCTCTATCATAGACTTTTTTCAAAGTCCCATATGATACGCCAGATTTAGCAGCTTTATTTTTAAGTCCTTCTTTAGCAGACTCATCTAAATATTCACTAAACTTAATCATCGCCAAACATGTCCTTAAATTTCTTAGTGTATTTACTCGGCTTAGTTTTAGCGGTAGCGTCACCAGGTGCTGGTTTATAAGCACGTGGATTATCATCATCCATTTTAGCTTGTTTCTTAAATTGAGCTTTACGCTTGGCTTGAGTTGATGGTGCTAATCCTTTATGGTATTCTTTTCTTTCACCGATGAAAGTTTCATATCCAGGAGCTTGATATGGAGCATTGACATATGAATTTCTACGCATATCATTAGGATCAATCTTATCAACAGCATCAAGCCATTTGCGCCATCTTTCACCTTTGGATTCTACAATTAAATAATTAGCTCCAAGATATTCAATAGTAGCTACAATGCCATTCTCTTTGATAACAACTTCTTCACCGACAGTAAATAGATTATCGCGCATATATGATTCGCGAATTTCTGAAACTGGCTCTAATTGAATATGATTCTTAAATTTCTTTTCTTCCTTTAAGCCAATCCCTTTACGTACTGCATTATAAACTGCTTTGGTATCAGCATTTGAAAGACGTTTTGGCATATATTGAGAAAACTTAGTAAAGTCGCCAGACTCAGCGTATCCTCGTAATTTAGTGCCGGATACACCTTCAACACCTTTTGATTCTGGATCTCTCTTACCAGCACTTAATACAGTTATTCTTTCGAAATTATAAAATCCGTGCTTACCTTTTTTGCCATTATACTTATTGAGAAGAATATCATATTCGCGAATACGATCTTCACCCGCAACAATGACAATTCTTTTATAGCCTTCGTTATAAAAAGAAGTCATAGCATCAAAAATAGTTTTTATATTTTTTTCAAGCATAATTTGTCTAGCGTATTGTGGGAAACCTTTACGCGCAAATTTTACTTTTTGGACAAATGGAATAGGATTTTTGTTGTGATCTTCAGACTGAGTAAGATAAATTCTAAAAGGGTTATTACCAGCTTTAGCCTTCAAAAAGTCTAACAATTTCTCATGGCCAGCCGTTGGAGGATTCATTCTTCCCCAAACAAAATATAGAGTTTTCTCTTCTTCAACAATGTAAGACTTAAATGAATTGATCATCTTTTTCTAGCAATCTCCGCGCGACGTTTTTTCGGCATCATACGACGCTGAAGGATAGCAATTCTTTGTTGCCATCCACCCTGAGATAGACGCTTTTCAATAGCCTTTTTCTTTGCTACTGAAACTTCTGATTTCTTTTGTCCTGAACCAGCTAATTGATCAGCAAACGTGGCACGTGCTGCTCTACGAGATCTTTTCTTAATTACTTTAGTGTTAGCCAATCTTTTCATGGCTCGCTTTTTAGCAAGTGCTAAGCGTGTCTTACGACGTTTGGCTGATCGCGCTAATTTACGGCGGCCTTGTATAGAAAGCTCTTCATCAACTTCAACTTCTTCGTTGGTACGCTTTCTTTTTTGCGCGCGATAGTTTGTAAGTTCGTCCTCACCCGGACGATATTCGACTACAAGAAAGTCTTTAAATGACAATGATGCCATTTGTTTCTCCTCGGTTTGTCCCATCCAATCTAGTTTCGGCTAGGCTTATCCCAACCTTTTAATACATCAGGTGAAAAGTTAGCATAGGAAAATTCCATCCTATCAACAATTTTCACCGCATCACCACCAAGTTTATCGATCGCTACATATCCTTCTGGAGTAGTAGTTCGATATCCCTGTTTTGTTTTTAAGAATGTTTTCACATTACTTAGTTTATCTAATCTATTTATAAGGATTAGTTTCGCTAAAACGATCTCTCTTTGCAATTCAAACATATTTTCTAATGATACTTTATTTGTATCAGAAAAGAAACTTAATAACTCATCTAACTTCTTCTGTTGAACAGCTTTGCCAGCTTCTGTTTTACGCTTAGACATTTCTGTTTTGTATTTGTCTGAGATGAACCGAATAAGAGCTTTGGTTCGAACCTTCGCATCAGGAGGGACCTGACCTTTTCGAACAAACGAATTTGCATGAGTTTCAATGTGTTTAGCCAACGTCTCATTTGCTTCCAAAGCTTTGAGTGTAGAACCAGCAATCTTATTGAACAAAAATCCAGCTTTCTGTAGGTGCGCGTTGACTTCATCTGTTTCCCTCTTTGATAGCGTGAGGTTTGTCATATCTCTAAGCATGGCGTCTTGTGACCATACATCAGCTGAAGAATTCAACTGTGAAACATTCACCCCGTAAGTTGCCTTCATGGTTTCGAACGTTTTTCCAGTGTACGTAGTATGCCAGACAATTCCAATCTTAGCTTTTTTAATTGCTTTTGCAGCTTCCGATTTTGCAGGTACGGCATACACAATCGTATTTGGATGAAATGTAAGATACGTTTCACCTTCAATTTTTTTCGTTTTAAGATCTCCTGGACCATATAAAAAGTCTCCTTGGATGACACCTTTTATACCGAGTTTAGGAAGATATTGTAATGCTAATTTAAGTTTATCTGCCAAATCACCCGAAGTATCTTCTTCAACATCGGCATTTGTTTTATAAACCTTTGGGTTCTTATTAAAAATACCTTTCTTTGCTACAAAGAATTTACCATCACGCGGATCAATACCAGCAAAGATAGCCGGAGCTCCATCCCACTTAACTGAAACACTACTTGTGTGATGCCCTTGTAGCATATCACGAAGAGAACGTAGAGCTAAAATGGCATCACGTGTTCCTTTGACTCCACCATAGATAACCTTATCCTCAATGTGAGTCATGTGAGTATTTTTTTGTTCAGTAATAAACGATGAAAAAGTATTCATGGTCTTGCCTTTACTAATATAACATCAAACGCTGCTGTCACTCTAGCATTATTAGATCTAACAGAAGCTCTTATATCAATATCTGATTTTTCTGGGATCAATGGTGGTATAGTAAACTTATAATTGTAAGATGCACCTGAAGTTAACTCGGCGCTATGTCCAATACGAAACGAAGATTGGCCATGATACCTAATAAACATATCAATCGTAGCATCACCACCAGCCTGAATAGAAGCTATACCTTGAGTTATAAACGCGTTATAACCATATGGCACAGTATATACAGCCATTAAAGTTTGAGCTTTGTTAGCAGTAATTCTTGCCACAGTGGTACCTGCACGCTGAATATTGATATTCCCAATATTAGTTGTAGTATTAAAAAAATATGCTCTATAAACTCTTGAAAATATTTTAGTACCAGTTACAGTCCCACTTGAAGAAAGAGTAAATTCTTCAGAAACTTTATTATAGTTTTCATCTAATCCAAGTACTTCTACTTTATTACCATTATCACTAGCATTCACTGCTGGTATAGTAAGAACGCCTGGAGTATTAAATGCTGACCAAGGATAGAGAGTATCATTTACATCCCAAATAGTACCAGTGTTATTGATACTCATTGAAGGCACAGCACCAAACTTGTGGACATAATCAGTATTTAGCATTTTACCGCTAGAAATCCAGATGCCTTCGTTTTCTAAGTATTGACCTATTGGCATTTTATATTTCCTTGGCCTTACCTGATACGTAGTCACGAGCAAATACACCTACACGGGCATTCTTAATTCCACCACCTTTTGCAAATCCACGATCTGAAGTAAATCGTGCGACATAGATTGGTGTATAATCTCCTGATCCAACTTTTCTACCAACGCCACCATTTGTTTCTTTATGGACTGACATGATTTCGTAATAAGATCCAAACTTCTTCAATTTCATAGTACCTTGGTGAAATTCATCAACATTATTTCTACCACGGCCTTTACCAAAGTCTGGTCCCCAGATAGTTAATTGGGCTACCTTCTTATCCTTAACATATCTCCAATAAGAATCACCGCGCTGTAATCCATCTGGTTTTAATTCTTGAACTTGTTTAATAAAGGCTTCAACATCTTTATTACCTGAATAGTGTCTATTCCAATCGGCAGTAAGACCACCGTACTGTTGGAATTGAGAAGCTTTAGTGCCATCCTTATGAGATAACCATGCAACCTCTTCGCCTTTAGCGTTGACAAGATGGAAGTCAGATTTAGGAGTACCGGGAGTTGACTCAATACCAGAAACCTCAACTATTCTTCCACCAACTTTAATTTTAATTTCTGCTTGGTTTTCATGTTCAAGACATTTTTCTAATTCTAATCTAAATGCAGTTAACGCTGCATCTTCTGCAGCAGTACCAGAACCGGCGCCTTTACCACCCAATGAAGCGTCTTTGAGGAAATCATTAGGGAAAGTAAGCTCAGCATTTCTACCATTTAACTTACCTTTCACTTTTACTTTATAACCGCGTGGTGGATTTGGAATAGTCGCAACAAGTTCTTGAACACCTTTATCATTTTTGTCAGCAAAGAATTCACCTTTCTTAGCTAGGAATCCTTTACCATTTTGAATTTTATCAATTACAATAGGATCTCTACCACGGCGTGTAATATCACTCAATTTGAGCTCGTTATAAGCCATAGCATCCTCCACAATAAACTGTTTGAACTTAAGCATAG